TACTTCGATGACATTGACTGTGTTATCGGTGATGAAGCACATCTATTTAAGTCGAAGAGTCTAACAGGCATCATGACCAAGCTACACAATGCTAAGTATCGCTTTGGGTTCACAGGTACACTAGATGGTAGCAAGACTCACAAGTGGGTACTGGAGGGTCTCTTTGGTGCCTGTGAGAAAGTTACTAAAACAGATGACCTTATTAAAAAAGGATACCTATCTAATTTTAGAATTAAGATCTTAGTCTGTAAGCATGAGTATCAATATTTTGAAGACTATCATTCTGAAATGGAGTACCTTGTTACTTGTCAAAAAAGAAACAATCTTATCAAAAATTTAGTTAGTGATATTGATGGTAATACTTTAGTTCTTTTTAACTATGTGGAAAAACATGGGGAACCATTGTATGAATTGATAAATAATACAGTAGAAGAAAACCGAAAGGTCTTTTTCGTTCACGGTTCAGTTGATGTAGACGACCGAGAAGCAGTCAGACAAATTGCAGAACAAGAACACAACGCTGTAATTATTGCTTCCTACGGCACGTTTAGTACGGGCATTAATATTAAACGACTACACAACATCATTTTTGCATCTCCCAGTAAATCACGTGTTCGTAACCTCCAATCAATTGGACGTGTACTGAGGAAAGGTGATGACAAAGACATTGCTACACTTTATGATATCGCTGATGATATCTCATCCACAACAAGATCTAACTATACATTAAGACATCTCGCAGAGAGAGTTAAGATCTATCAGGAAGAAAACTTTAAATATGAAAAAATTAAAATTAATTTGCGCTAATGGAAGAAGAATTTTACTCAACAATAAAGTTAAAGTCTGGTGAAGAAATTATCGCTAAGGTTTGTTACCTTAGAGAAGAAGATTCTTTACTTATAGAAAAACCTTTACTAGTTGAAAGTCACATCTCTAAAAAATACGGTAAGAAGGTTGATGGATTCATTCTAAAAGAATGGATGAAAGCAACGTATGAAGATATCTTTATTATTCGTATGGAGCAGATCATCACACTTACTGAAGTAGATGAACGTATTAAAGAATTTTATATTGGCAACACTGAGTCGGGTGACTATCTAGGATCAGATGACATTAATGTCAAACCAAAGAAACTCAGAAACAATGGATACGTTGGTTCAGTAGAAGATATGAAGAAGTCTCTAGAGTCTTTATTTAAAAGAAGCTAATAGATACTATAACCTTTGAACCCTTACAGAGTTATTGTACTGGGTTTCTGAGGTTTTGTCAAGCCTTGACAAACAGAGTCATATAGAGTATACTAATCAAAGGACATACAATCAATATGACAAGAACTAAAAACAAAGAATACTATGTAAACAACAAAGAGTTTCTTGCTGCGATTGTAGATTATCGTCAGAAAGTTTTTATTGCCAAAGAAAAAGATACTGCTAAACCTAGAGTACCAAATTATATTGGTGAATGCTTTCTGAAGATTGCCACACACTTGTCATACAAACCAAACTTCGTTAACTACATGTTCCGTGAGGACATGATCTGCGATGGTATTGAAAACTGTCTTCAGTATATTGATAACTTTGATCCTGAAAAAAGTTCTAATCCATTTGCTTATTTTACTCAGATTATTTACTATGCTTTTCTAAGACGTATCCAGAAAGAGAAGAAGCAACTAGAAATTAAAGGTAAGATTCTAGAAAGATCTGGTCACCAAGAAGTCATGTATACAGAAAAATATGAAGGTGATATGGCAGGAATGAACATGTCTTATTCAGACATGGGTAGTATCAAAGAAAACATTGAAACAAGAATGAACCGATGACATCTACATTATCAACTAGTCTAGGATCTAATCCTACTATCGAAAAGAATATTCCTGAGGATGTAATTTGGATTGATGATGCTTTCTATGTCAAGAAAACTAGATACGGTCTGTACACCAGTGTATTGAAAGAACCCCATGGCGCTAACTTTCTTACTGGTGCCACTGAAGAAGGAGTTGCTACCATAACTAGATGGCATCTCAAGTGTCTACAAGACGGTACGCTTGATGATTATACCTATGTTACTTCAGCTGCTATGGGTGTTAAACTGTGACGGTTGCTTTAATCACTGATCAACATCTAGACGGACGTAAAGGATCACTAGCATTCTGGGAATACTTTCAAAAATTTTATGATGATGTATTCTTTCCTACGTTAGAGAAGAAAGGAATTAAAGAAATTGTTGATCTAGGCGATACATTCGATAATCGCAAATCAATTGATTATAATACTTGGAATAGAGTTAAGACAAATTACTTTGATCGTCTACAAGACATGGGTATTAAGGTACATATGATTCTTGGCAATCATTGTGTATACTACAAAAATACTAATAAGGTTAATTCACCTGAACTGTTATTAAATGAGTATGATAATATACACATCTATTCTGAGATTGATACTGTTACTATTGAGGGTACGCCAATATGTTTTGTCCCTTGGATCAATAGAGAAAACCAAACAGAAACTTTATCCCACCTGCAAAATACAAATGCCAAGATTGTCATGGGACATCTTGAACTCACAGGATTTGAAGTAACTCCTGGAATGAAAATGGATCATGGTATGGATCCTAAAATTTTTAAGAAGTTCAAGCAAGTATTTTCAGGACACTTTCATCACAAGTCAACTAAAGGTAACATCACATACCTAGGTAACCCTTACCAGATGTTCTGGAATGATTATAAAGATGTTCGTGGGTTTCATTTATATGAACCTAGTGTAAACAAATGTCGTATGGTTAAAAATCCATATGAAATATTTGATAAGATATTTTATAACGACATCAAAAACGATTACACTAAATTTGATACTAGTCAATACGCAAACAAATATATTAAATTAGTTGTTGAAGAAAAGACAGATTACCATCTGTTTGATACGGTAATTGATCGCTTACAAGATTCAGGTATTCATGATTTAAAAATTGTGGAAACATTAATTGAGGATGATCTTTCCGATATCGATAACAACTTGGAAGTTAAAGATACTATGACTTTGCTTGCAGAATATATTGATGAAGTGGAAATGACCGTAAACAAATCAGATCTGAAGAACCTTATGAAATCTCTATATATTGAAAGCTGCGAAGTTTCCTAATGTATATTCTGACGCTTCAGATAGATTCAACGGGAGTGTTTTCATTGCTCGATGAGGGAGGTGAGCAAATCATTCCTGTCTTTGAGCAAGAAGACGATGCAAAAAGATATTTTTATATGTTGACAGATCAATCCGATTCTGACGTTCCGCTCAACATTGTGGAGATAGAAAAAAATACATTTGTTGATGCATGCACTGACAGAGAGCAAAAGTATGCTATAATAACTCCAGACGACCTGCTCATACCGCCAGATAATGTAGTTCTATGATCATCTTTAAAAAGATTCGTTGGAAGAACTTCCTCTCCACGGGGAACACTTTCACCGAAGTTGATATTGCCTCTAACAAGACAAACTTAATTGTAGGTGAAAACGGAGCAGGAAAATCTACCATCTTGGATGCCCTAACATTTTCTTTGTTTGGGAAACCATTCCGAAAAATTAATAAACCGATGCTAGTCAATAGCATTAACGAAAAAGATTGTTTAACTGAAATTGAATTCAGTATCGGTAGAAATAATTTTAAAGTAGTGCGAGGTATCAAACCAAACATCTTTGAAATCTATTGTAATGATCAAGTATGGAATCAAGAAAGCACAGTAGTAGATCAACAAAAAAACCTTGAGCAGAACGTGCTTAAGATGAACTATAAATCATTCACTCAAATTGTTGTATTAGGTTCATCAACGTTCGTTCCATTCATGCGTTTACCTGTTGTTCAACGCCGTGAAATTATTGAAGATATTTTGGATATACAAATCTTCTCTACAATGAATGTTCTACTAAAGGATAAAATTCGTGAGAACAATAATGAACTTAGAGAATTTGATTACCAATTAGACATTCTAAAAGAAAAGATTCAGATCCAAAAGTCTTATCTTCTTGACCTTGATAATAAAAACAAGGCAGACATTGTAAAGAAACAAGAAAAGATTCAAGATCTTTTGGAAGATGAAAACAAAAATCATCTTTCAATTGGACAGTTTAATCTTTTAAATGAAGAACTTAACAAAGAGATAGAAAAGTTTTCAAAATCTTCAGGAAAACTTAAACAACTTAACACTTATCTTATCAAGTTAAGTTCTAAATTAAGTACATGTAAAAAAGAACATAAATTTTTTGAAGACAATCATGTATGTCCTACATGTACTCAAGAACTTTCTGCAGAATTTCGTGAAGATAAGATCTCATCTGGTAAGAATAAACTAGATGAGTTGAATCTAGGATACAATGAGATCCTTTCTGCTATTGGTGAGGAGGAGGTACGTTTCAATAAATGGCACGAATCTTCTACACAAATTACCGATAACAATAATAAGATCTCTCAATTTAATTTTTCGATTAGTCAAATTCACAAATCAATCAGTGAAGTTGAGCGAGAGATTAAAGAACTAGAGTCTGGTGGCGGGGATAAGAAAGAAGCATACTCTAAGTTGGAGTTGCAGGTAACTGAGAAGAAAGAACTATCATCTAACTTATCTGAATCTAAAAAAGATAAAGACACACTTAGTGTTGCTTCTCAACTCTTAAAAGATAATGGCATCAAGAGTAGAATTATTAAAAAGTATTTGCCAGTAATGAATAAACTGATTAATCAGTATCTTCAAGGCATGGACTTCTATGTAAACTTTACTCTCGATGAAAATTTTGAGGAAACTATCAAGTCTAGATTTAGAGATCAATTTTGTTATGCATCATTTAGCGAAGGTGAGAAAGCAAGAATTGATATCGCACTTCTATTGACTTGGAGATCAGTCGCAAAATTGAAGAACAGTGTTGATACTAATCTTTTAATTCTAGATGAAATTTTTGATGGATCACTTGACCAAACAGGATCATCTGATCTTGGATGGATCTTGAGAAACTTTGATGATACAAATAGAGTCTTTGTGATTTCCCACAAAGAAAGTATGAACGACAAGTACGAAAGAACACTCAACGTAGAGAAGGTTAAGAACTTCTCTGTGATCCGAGAG